TTTTTCTTTAAACCAATTCAAGACGGTACTACAAATCCCAGAATGGAACTAGCATTTAGAGAACCATCTAAGCGAATTACAAAAAAGAATAAAACATCACAAAGAGGCGAGGCTCTTAATACAATTATCAATTGGAAGAACACAACCAATAACGCTTATGACGGTGAAAAATTACATTATCTTTATCTTGACGAATCAGGAAAATGGGAAAAACCAACTGACATAAGAGAGTCTTGGCGGATTCACAGAACGTGTTTAATTGTTGGTAGGAAAGTTGTAGGTAAAGCGTTGGTTGGGTCTACAGTAAACCCATTAGAAAAAGGAGGAAAGGAATTTAAAGAACTCTGGAGAGATTCAGACCCTAAAGAAAGAAATGCAAATGGAAGAACGAAAACAGGATTATACAGGATATTTGTTCCGGCTTATCAGGCCCTTGAAGGATTTTTTGATAAATACGGCAACGCCGTGGTTGAAGACCCAGATAAACCTTTTATTGGGCTTGATGGAGAGGTTATTAGTATTGGTGCTAAAACTTATCTTAAAAATGAGCGTGATGCTCTTAAACATGATGCTCGTGAACTTAATGAGGTTATACGACAATTTCCTTTTACCACAGATGAAGCGTTTCGGGACTCTATTGAAGGGAGCCTTTTTAACATCGGTAAGATATATGAGCAGATTACCTATAATGAGACATTGTATCCAAGCCCTATCCGCGTTGGTAACTTTGTTTGGAAGGATGGTAAGCCTGATACGGAAGTAATATTTGTTCCAGACCCTAATGGTAGATGGAGAATAAGTTGGCTTCCAAAAAAAGAAAATAGAAACATTAAAGAATATAAAGGCAGTAAGTTAGTTGCACCTAAATCTGATATTGGAGTTGGAGGAGTTGACTCGTATGACATTGATGCCACTGTTGACGGGCGCGGCTCTAAGGGTGCTTGCCATTTATATACTAAGTTTAATATGGAAGCACCTCCGAATACCTTTGTTGCAGAATATGCGAGTAGGCCTCCTTTGGCTAAAATATTTTACGAAGATGTTTTAATGGCTGCATTCTTTTATGGATTTAGTTTATTAATAGAAAATAACAAATACGGCATTGTTAGATACTTTGAAAGCAGGGGTTACGATGGATACTTAATGGAAAGACCTGAACATTTAGGTGGTTCAACATCTAAAGTAAGCGTTAAAACAAAAGGCATTCCTTCAAACTCTCAGGATGTTATTCAGGCCCATGCTCAGTCTATTGAAGCGTACATTCATAACCATGTTGGATACAATGAGTCTACCGGTGAGTACGGAAAAATGTACATGGACAAAACTCTTGAAGATTGGATTGGATATAAAATAGACAATAGAACAAAGTTTGACTTAACAATTAGTTCAGGCTTAGCGCTTCTTGCTGCACAAAAAACAAAAATTAAAGAGAGGTCAACGGACTTTTCAGAGAAAAAATTCCTACGAAGGTATAAAGACACTATACGTTAATATATCATTGTGATTTTCAATATATTTGCACAATACAATAGAATCCCATAATATGGACAGTAACCAGAATAAAAAGTTCGGGACTTTTCCAGACCCTTTTGCAGACCACGTCATAAAGTCTTCTAAAGGTTACGGACTTAAATACGCCAAGGCAATTGAGTCTCAATGGGGCAATGCGGACTCACATACATCTTTGTACAGACAAAGACTAAAGAAATTTGAAGAGTCTAGAGATTATGCTGCTGGAACTCAAGATACAAATATATACAAACAAATCCTAAATAGCCTTGACCCAAATAATGGAGATGGCACGCTTTTGAATATTGACTGGTCTCCGGTTCCGATTATTCCAAAGTTTGTAAAAATTGTAGTAAATAAAATTTTATCCAAGAAGCCATACCCAAATGTGGAGGCTATTGACCCGGTATCTCTTACTGAAAAAGAGTTTGAAAAAAACAAAATTCTTTTTACTCTTGAAAATAAAGAGATGATGCAGGAACTTGAGAACGCTGGACTTAAAGTTCCAGTTAATCTCAAATCTCTTCCTGAAACATCTGAAGAAGCAGAAATCTTTTTTGAAACTCATATTAAAATTGCAAGTGAAATTGCTGCACAGATTGCAACAAACTTAACACTTGAGTGGAATGAGTTTAATGATACTATCTACAGAAGGGCTGTAGAAGATTTAGTTACATGCGGTATGGCTGTAATTAAAAGAGAAAATGACCCTAACTATGGTATTCGTGAAACGTATGTAGACCCCGCATACTTTATTCACTCTTATACTGAAGACGCAACCTTTTCTGATTTGGTCTACGCTGGACATATTAAAAGAATGTCCATTAATGATTTAAAAAGAATCGTAGGTAATGAACTTACTGAGGAGCAATACGAAAAAATTGCTAATCAGGTAAAGAACAAATACAATAACGACCCAAGAAGATTTGGAAGTTCTCAGTTTGATACTAACACTAGCAAACAAGTATTTGGTTATGATGAGTTCCTTATTGAAGTTCTTGACTTTGAATTTCTCACCGTTGATAATGTATTTTACGAAGAGAAACAATCCAGATTTGGTAATGTCGGATTTTACAACAAAGGTTTTGCTTACACCCCGCCTCAAGGCTCTGTATTTGACAGAAAGCCCGTTAATATGCAGACTGCTACAGTCTATGGAGGCACTTACATTATGGGTTGTGAGTATATAGTAAAATATGGAATGAAGAACAACATTCCTAAAAATATTCACGACATCTCAAGAGCAAGGCTTTCTTATTCTGTTGCTGCAACAAATATCCGCAGAATGATTCCCAAGTCTATGGTTTCGGGGATTATTGGATTTGCTGACCAACTTCAAATTACACATCTTAAAATTCAACAGGCAATTGCTAAAGCAAAACCAGACGGAATTATTGTTGATATTGAAGGACTTGAAAATGTTCAACTTGGAATGGGTGGCGAACTTCAGCCACTTGATATTCAAGACATTTATGAGCAAACCGGTATATTTTATTACCGCTCAAAGAATCCAGAAGGCGGATTCCAAAATCCTCCTATCAGAACAATTGATAACCAAATTCGCAACATCAACGAACTAATAGCCTTGTATAATCACTACTTAAGAATGATTCGTGATGCTACGGGAATTAATGAGGTGATGGATGGAACTACTCCAAAAGGGGAGCAACTTGTCGGAGTAAGAGAACAAGCAATGAATGCTGGCAATAATGCTATCTATGATATTACTCATGCGTCACTTGTTCTGTATAGAAAAGTTTGTGAAGATGTTGTTAGATGCATTCAGATTCTACCTAAACAATCTGTTATTTACAAAGTGTACGAAAAGGCTATTGGTAAAGAGTCTATGAAGGTTCTTAATCAATTCAGAGATTTACCTATGTACAATTTTGGTATCAAGGTTGTTACAGAGATGAATGAAATTGATAGGGTTCTTTTAGAACAAAACATTCAACAGTCTTTGGCTCAAAAAGAGTTAGACATTGAAGACGCTATTGCAATTCGCAGACTCAAAGATATTGACCAGGCCGAAAGACTTCTTGTTGTAAGACGGAAGAAAAGAATTGCTAGACTTCAAGAGCAGAATCAGCAAAACATAATGGCTCAGGCTAATGCTAACGCTCAGACTCAACAGATGGCTTCCCAGTCTAAGTCTCAAGAAATTCAACTTACTGGTCAAGTAAAAGCGCAAATTTCTCAACTTGAAGCCCAACTTGAAATTCAAAAAATGCAAATGCAGCATCAGTTCAACATGGAACTTGAAAGAATTAAAACTGAGACTTCTGCATTTATGAAACAATCTGACCATCAGATGCGTACTCAAATTGAAAATAAAAGAGAAACCGCAAAAGATGAAAGAGTTAAAAAACAAGCAATTGAGCAGTCTAAACTCATTTCTCAAAGACAAGGCAATAGAGACGAACTCCAAGAGCCTGAAGAAGACCTTCTTTCTCAGTTGATGGGCATGTAAAATATTGGTTTTAAGTAAGTTGTATATTTGCATAAACCATTTGTTTTATTTGTTTTTTCTTTTATTATGTCTTACTTGAACATTATTGCTCCAGCAAATCACGCCCTGCAATCATTTGGGCAGTCTGGATTTAGACTTATTGACCCTACTGTTACTGTAAATCCAGAGGGCGAGTTTTACAGAGTTATCTATGCTTTAGATGATTCTATTATTTCTACTGTTTCTGCTAAAGGAGATTCTTTATCAAGCATTCCCGTACTTGCTGGCGCTGTTCTTTATGGACTTTTCAGTGAAGTTTATTGTGAGACTGGTGTAATCATTGCATACATCGCCTAATGTTATTGGGTCTTGGATTGCAGTTAAATCTGCTAAAAGGAAGAATCAAGCAGGCCTTGAAAATCTGGAACATCAGAAATAAAAAATGGAATACTGAAACCTCTAAATGGAATCATAGATGAAACTTACAGACGAATATATTAAAGACACATACGGAAACGTCCTTACCATTGGAACCGTTTCTGGGCATCCAGTATCCGGAGTATTGTTTAATGGATATGGAGATACAATTGAGTCTATTGAAATTAAACATGGCGCTTTTCCTGCTACAAGCGTAAAAGTAACAAGCACTGTACATGGATACTCTTTGCTTTTAGGAGGTAGCGACATTTGGTTTACAAGACCATATCAAAACTCTTACATTAGAGCAGCAGCCCTTGGTTCTGAAATTCGCTTTACTGCAAGTAACGCAACGCTTCACGACAAAAGCCCAATTACTATTAAACCAAATGGTAATGTACTTATTAATACAACCATTGATTCTGGATATAATCTTAGAGTAAATGGCACGCTTACTTCGGGAAGTTTAGATGTAGATGATGCTATTGTTGCTGATTCTGTTACGGCTGTTTCTTTAGTTGGTGATGGAATTCAATCAAACTCTACTGTTACTGCTACTGACTTTATTGCAAGTGGAATTTTAGATGCTTCAGGAATTAGAACTCTCGCACCTCTTAACGAGCAACAAGTTGCTGAAATTCGTTTTGGAGACGTTGCAGCCTCTGGTACTCAAATTGTTTTAGACAATGTTAATTATATCCCTATTGAAATTAACGGGATTACATTTAAACTTCTTATTTCTTTATAATGGCAAGTATTACTATTCAACCTAAAACATATCCCAACGGAACTGCCGTTGGAATGGAAGTAGTTGCTACTTCATTTAGTGCTATGGCTACTTATTGTGACCTTTATTGCAAACTTGTAGATGCTGAAGATGAAACTCTATACGAGTGCAATATTCTTCTTGCTGACGAAGACTTTGCAAACTGGGGAGCAGATAATGGTTATATCATTGACTTTGCAGCAGCAAAACTAGAAGTTAATATTGTAGAATAATGGCAACATCAGTAAACTTAGACATCTCCAAAAGAGTTGATATAACTTGCAGAAAAGGCGATAGTTTTAGTTTGGAAATGAGTTAGAAGAGCCAGAACAGGACTTGCTATCTCAGTTGATGGGCATGTAAAATATTGGTTTTAAGGAAGTTGTATATTTGCACTATGGCTTATCAGATTAATCTTGATACATCACAAAGAGTAGACATTACTTGTCGCAAAGGCGATACATTTACTCTTGTTCTAACATTTAATGATGAATTTGGTATTCCATTAGATTTAAACGGATATGTTTGGAGTCTTGATGTAAGAGAAACAGATACATCATCAGGTACAATTATAGATGCAGACCAGTTTTCATATACTGGAACATCTGATGGCAATCTAACAATAAAAGCAGATGCTTTAACGATGGCTCTAATTGAAGGTGGTATTTATGTATATGACTTACAATCAAGTAATGTTGGTAATGTTAAAACTTGGCTTTACGGTATATTTAAAATAAACGAGGACGTTACATTATGAGTAATATAACTGTAAATAGCGGAGAAAATATAAATGTAAGTGTAAAACAATCAACACTTCAAAATACCGTAGTAATACCAAAAGGACAAACATCTTTGTCTGTAAAAGGCGTTACTGGTGGCGGAGGAGATGCTCATTTTGTATTTACTCAATCAATCCCAGAATCTATTTGGGAGATTACTCATAATCTAGGAAAGAAACCATCGGTAACGGTAGTTGACTCAGGTGACTCTGTTGTTGTTGGCGAAATAGAATATATCAACCTTAACTCTGTACGTTTAACATTTGCTGGAGCCTTTAGCGGTAAAGCATACTTTAACTAATAACGATGGCTATTAATTATCTATCATCCATTAACCTTGGCAAACTGGAAATCCAGAATGCACGTGTACACAACTTGGCTAGCGCTCCATCAAACCCTGTTGCTGGTCAGATTTACTATGACACTACGTCATTTACAATGTACTTCTACAAAATTGTATATGATGGGTCAAACAATATTATAAGCCAAGGCTGGGTAGATATCCAAGGTGATATTCAAGAGGTAATTGCAGGTGACGGTCTTACTGGCGGTGGTGCTAGCGGTTCGGTAACACTTAACGTAGGTGCCGGTACTGGTATTACCGTTGCTGCTGATTCGGTAGGTCTTGACACACTCCACACTAGAAACGTAGCGCACGACAGCATCACCCTTACGGCAGGCGCTGGCTTGACTGGTGGCGGTGATATCACTACTTCTCGCACGTTTGCTGTAGGTGCAGGTACTGGTATTACTGTAAATGCTGATAGCATTGAGTTGACCAACTCCGGCAACCTGACTCAGTATAAGTTGTTGATGTGGGGTGCCAACCAACTTGAGCAACCAAACATTACACGCACGGTAGACCAAAGTAGTAACGAGACAATCACGTTCGGTGGTGCTGCGGTTGTTATTGCTGGTAACCTTACCGTAAATGGTACTACTACTAGCGTAAACTCTAATGAGGTAAATATCGGTGATTCAATCATCAAGTTGAACTCTGATGAGACTGGCACCGCTTCACAAAACGCAGGTTTTGAAGTAGAGCGTGGCACTGACGCTAACGTGTCCTTCATCTGGGATGAAACCAACGACTACTTCTCTACGATTGACCAGCCATTCCATATTGGTAACGTAGCCACGATGACTCCTGACGGTACGGACTTCTTCTATATGTATGAGAATGCTACAGGAGAGACTGGTATCGTTAAGAAGGCAAACGTCAATACTGTCGCTGACCTTTTGGGCGCTCCTAAGTGGTTTACCCTTGACTCAACGCAAGATTCTGTTAGTAAAGTAGGAAACACGTACACAATCACTCACGACTACAATACTCAGCGCATTATGGTTCAAGTGGTTGATTCAACTACGTTTGAGACTGTGTTTGTTGATACGGCTAGACCTACCACTAGCACGGTCACTATTGCATTCGCTGCAACGGTTACTGAGGGCGCTTATATCGCAATCCTATCTGCTGCTAAATTGAACGGTGATAGCCTCGTTTACGAAGGATTGACTCAATCACCCTGATAACTAACGGATGACCGCTTATGGAGGGGGCAGGCTAATACCTAGTCCCCTTCTTTTTTGTATTTTTGACAATCAGTAGATTACAAAGAATATGTCTCAAAAGTTTTTAAGTAGTATTAAGTTAACGGGGCTTACAGGGGGCTCTATTCTGAAGATAAATGCTGATGGCATTATTGTTGAGGCTGTTGCTGGAACCGATTACATTACTAGCGTATCTGCTGGTAACCTAGATTCTCTCACGGATGTAGTTATTACTAACCCATCTGCTGACCAGATTCTAGTCTACGGACAGCCAGTGGGTGGAGAACCGGGAGTTAATATCTGGTACAACAAGACACCGAATTATCTTACCCCAGCGTCTTCCATTAACGCACTTGGTGATGTATCTATTACTTCTATTGGCGTTGGGAACCTCCTTAGTTGGAACGGCTCTAATTGGGTTAACTGGGCACCTAACTTTCTAACGTCTTATACTGAGACTGACCCCATCTATACCGCATCTTCTTGGTATACTACTACAAACAACGCTAGTAATTGGGATACGGCTTACGGATGGGGGAACCACGCTGGGCTGTATGCTAATGCGGTTCACACGCATAGCGTCTTCACGCAGGCCACTTCGGGTGTTGTAAACGGAGAAGAGGTTACTGTCCCCGGAGAGAATGGATTCGTTCCTGCTTCAGGTCTTGATGATGGCGGTAAGTTCTTGCGTGGCGATGGTACGTGGCAGGTGGTCACTACAGACCTTACGGGCTATGCTACGGAGACTTGGGTGGGTCAGCAAGGGTATCTTACATCTTACACGGAGACAGACCCTGTATTCGCTGCTTCTGATGTTTACAGTGTCAGGACTGCTGATATAACAAATTGGAATACCGCTTTTGGTTG